CTGCGAGCTTCTTGTAGTTCTTAGCCAACTGATCGCGGAGCTCCCATGCGCTTTGATCTTCGTACTTCTCGAGTAGAGCTTCTTGGGCCTTCTCTCTTTGCTCTGACTTCTTCACGGCGGCGGCTCCAGTGCTTTTTGGTTTTGTCATACCATAAAGCTCATCCAGCAAGCTCGCGAATTCCTTCCAAGCTTTGTCGCTCGCGTTCGCGGTTAAGTCAGGGTTTTGGTGAGCGTGCCCGTCAACCCACTGGACGCGATAAGCTTCCCACTCTTCGTAGCTTGGGTCGGCTCCGATAGTTTGAGCCGCAGAAGTAACAACCTCTAAGCGCTCGAGCTTGTTACGAGCGAATCTAGACCCTTGTTCATAAGCTTGGGTTTCGCGATCGAATGATAGAGCTTTGATGGCTCCGGCTACTGTAGACAATTCAGTCATGGTATCTCCCTTGTTGACTGGTTAACCCTTGTTGGCCTATCCAACAAAGGAATTACATCTTACCACACTTTGTAGCTTTTTACTATCCTTTACAACTTATTTTTGCTAGGGGAAACCCTTGTTGTTTTTAGGGGACAATTTGACCCCCAGTCAGTTTGTCCAGTCAGTCAAAGGACACCAGAGGCAGGGAACGGTCATTTCAACGCGGTAGCCAAAAAAACCCCGATGGTTAGTCGGGGTTGGAAAGTGACTGGGTTAGTCTGTGACTGTCTCGGCCTGTACGTCGTAATCAGGGTTCATCATTTCATGGGCTAGCGTGAGTCGGTCTAGATCGTCGCATGCACGTATCCACGCAATGAGTTCATCCCGTAGTGCCTTAAGTTCCTCGCGTTGCCCCTCGGCCTCTTGCTTGATTCGTAATGACACCGCCTTTTCAAGTTCCTTCAGGATGGCTGATTTCTTGGTTGGGTTCTTTGCCTGCGCTTGGTACTCATTACTCAGCAAGTCCTTCATCACCCTGGTAGATGTGTCAGCGTATCTTGCTTCTAGAGTATCCTGTTTGGCCTTACGTTCCTCGGCCTTTTTCAAGGCGGCCTCAGTCTGGGCTTTGGGGGCTTCGAGTCCATACGCATCTACCAAACGGCCTTTAAAGCGTTTGAATGCTTGATCTGCTGAGTTACCCTTGGCCTGTGGTTTGGTACGCACGTACGCATTGATGAATTCAACCCTGCATGAGTTCCACGTGTCATACGTTGGTTCTGTCCCTACCGACTTGGCAAACAGTTCTAACGCTTGACCAGCGTCTATTTCAGATTGGGCAAACAGTTCACCTGATTGCTTTGCAAGATCGACCTGAGTCTCATTGATGGCCTGTGCTACTTTAGTGAGTTCCATGATTTTCCTTAGTTAGTGGATACTGACATACTGACCCATCGTCAATATGTCCCTGCTTTGATAGCACAAACCAGTCAAATCACTATCCCGTACAAACCCTAACCGCTAGGGTTTGGACATTTGGCACGGAGAACGGTCACTTCAACGCGGTAGCCTAATGTTCCAAAAGCGTCTTTTTTCGAACATTACAGAACATTGTAAGTCGTTGATTTATAAGCAATGTTCTTAATGTTCTTAATGTTCTAGGGTTTTTGGAAAAAATGGATTTTTCAACTTTTGCAGTTCGGCAAGGCTCTCCGGCAAGTGCAAAGTTCGGGGGGGCGGTACTTTGATATATATAGAACATTATATAACATTAGAACAATACACACACTACGAACAGAAAACATTAACAAATACAACAACTTACGTCAATTTCACAATGTTCGAATTTTCCCTCCTAATGTTCGAATTTTTTAATTTCCAGAACATTACCCCCAAAACCCTAAATACAGGGTAAATCCGAGACACTCTACTATGCTACGATACACTTACTTGACAAAGTATAGTATTTGTGGTATACTTGGGCTCTGCCCAATCAGCAGGGGGTTGCCCATGCGCCACACGCGCCAAGCCACTTCAGCGACATTCTGACACTTGGTCATTTTGTCTTTTCTTTTACTTTGGAGGTTCTTATGACTATCAGCACAACTATCCGCGTAGGCCTGCACACAACTGAACGTGGCATCGTGCTATCACAGTACCGATGCATCCTTTCCGGCATGGAAGGCGTCCAGACTGATGAAGACGCTATCGACTACGTTCGTAGGCGCATCGCTTGCGATCGTATGTTTGGCCGCAACGCTCTGCTCGACATGATCGACAACAACAACTACTCAATTGAAAGGACGACTGCGTGAACAACGCCAACCTAAACGGCTACTGCGCAACTACCGGATGCACTAACGGCATCGGTAGGAAACGCGCTCAGTATGGGCATCTCGTGTGCAAAGCGTGTGGTGAACTCAATGCTAGAGAAGCAAGACTAGGATGGTGCGTGGCTATTCCCTATTCCAAGGGTGCGTACCAACTAATCACCGACTCTGCCGATTTGTGCAATACCAATCCGAAACAAACGAAGGGGATGAAATGACTGGACTTGTAAGGCTTGACTGCAAAATGTGCGGTCTAAAAATGTATGACAACCCAACCGTCAACGAGGTTTGGTTTGTGATTGAGGATGGCGATGAAAGCGCCATGCCTACCTTATGGCGTACCAAAATGGATGCTGAAGTTTACGCTAGACGTATGTATCCCAACGAGAGTGTGCATCAACGATACGCACGTATTTGCTCTGAGCGACTGCTCAGTTATGACGATCAGTATTGTGCTGATGAACTGGAGGAAACCAATGATTGAATTCAGCTTAACCGAACTCGGCCTACTGATGTGGGCCATCTTAGCTACGGCTTTCTACTTGGATAGCAAGCGCGAGAACCGCATGGCTAAGCACTTCATTCGTCATATTCTTGACGATGACTCCGAGCGTGAGCGCATTGTAGGGGAATACAAGGCGGCACGAACTGCAACAGAAAACAACACGAGGTATATGTAATGAATCACGAAACCCAATCGGATATGGATTTGCCTTTCCAAAAATACAAAGCAGTCAAGACGCCTGATGGCTTCGTGGCTGAGTGCTTGTATGGCGAGAACGAACGTGGCTACCTTTGCGACAGCACAGGCAATCGCGTGTTTGCTACTCACGCATTGGCTGAGATTGCAATCATTAAACACATGATGGTCGAATACTTTTCGGGAGAAAACAAATGAGCAAGATAAACGGCTTTGAGTACAACCGCCTAGTAAAGCTAGTGCGGTGCATCGAGGTGGACTTACGCAACTTCCTTGCGAACCCTGCCGAGTATCGGTCGCAACACTTTGAGGACACTCACTACTTGACTATCGAGTGCCTCGATATCTTGGGCGCTGAGCCCGTGGAAGAAAAAGAAACTGACTCAGAGATCAGTTGGGAAGAAGCATGGGGCGAAGCTATTGCCAAGCACGAAGACGAAGAACACGCACGTGAGCTGGAGAACTTTGACCCCATCTCAATAGCAGAGCAGAGAGAAGCGACAAAGTGACTACCCGTCAGTTTGTCTTTAATTGTGTTGGTTGTTTTTAATTTATCAGGAGAATCAAAATGGAAGTACGCATGAACACCGAAGTTTCTTTAAAGGAAGCGATGGAACTTATCCTTGCAGTAGGTAATAGCAACTCAATCCACTTAGTGGGTGAGCCCGGAATTGGCAAAACTGCTATGTTTGAAAGCGTAGTAGAGAGAACTGGTTATCGTGGCGTGTACATCGATGTACCTAACACCGAGCTTGGTGACCTTGGTATCCCAATGCCGAATCACGAAACCAAGACCACAAGTCTTTATCTAAATGACCATTGGGGTTTCCACAAGAATGAACCTTTGGTTGTTTTCTGTGATGAGTTTACCAAGCCCTCATCTATGGCGGTGCAGAATATGCTACACCCACTACTAAACGAGCGCCGGATCGGTGGCTGTAAATTGCATCGTGATAGCATAGTAATAACTGCGGGTAACAATACGACCGACGGCGTGGGCGATATGTTGAAGGCTCACTCTATTAGCCGCATGACAATTACCCCTATCAAGAAACCACATGCCGGATTCCGAGCCGACGGGTCTGTCGATGATGATTCGTGGGGCTATTGGGCTTTGAATAGTGGGAAGATTCAGCCCGAGGTGGTTGCATGGATTAAGGCGTATCCTCATGCGCTTGCGTCATACAAAGACCCTAGCCAAGCAGATAACCCATACAACTTTAACCCCAAGACTCCTCAGAAGTCCTATGTATGCCCACGCTCATTGCACAAGGCAAGTAACTTAATTGGGATCCGCAGCCAGATTACGCGTAACGCTCTCATTACTGGCTTAACAGGAACAATAGGCGAATCAGCCGCACGCGACATGGTTGCGTATGTGGAGGTTGCCGACTCACTCCCGACATGGGAAGAAGTTATCAACGACCCCAAGGGTTGCAAATTACCTAGCTCACCAGCTGCTCTTAACATCATGGCATTTGGTGCTATGCAACGGATAGACCGAGCAACGATCGGCAAATGGTTTGAATACTTAAAGCGTACACCCAAAGAGTTGCAATCAGTATTCTGCTTGACCACTAGCAAAAACCCTGAGAAGAAACAAATCCTCATGACAAGCGGTTCGTTTGTTACATGGATGCGTGAGAACCAATACTTATTCTGATACTACGAAAGGAAACATCATGGCTTACATGCACTTAGACCGCATGCCCGAGAGCGATTGGGACAACATCGAAGCGGCATCCGACGCTATCGGTCAAATCTTGGAGGGTTGCAACTTCAACGTATCAATGCACTCATTGCTATACGTGCTAGCACATTGTGGAACTCAGCTTGAGAAGGACGGAATGATGCGTAGTCAGTTTGTCCACGCGGTGACCGCAGAACTTGAGCAGAACATGAAGGATATAACTGAGGTAAGAAAAGAGAGGGGAGATGAATGATGACTAGATGGGAGAAGTTTGAGAGGGTGCTATTACTCATGGCACTTATTGTGTTGGTTCTTGATTTATTCTATTGGAGACCTTGATATGAAATTGACAGCAGAACAGCGCATTGAACGTGCGCACGTGAAACTTATGCAGAGTAAAAACTTTTGTTACTTTGCAGGGGTATTTATGATTGGTACTGTGGATGTAAGCGACACGCTTAAAACTGCTAGTACCAACGGAAGGGATGTATCTTACGGGCGTGAGTTCGTGGATATCCTATCCGACAAGCAACTGGCGTTTCTCGTTATACATGAGGCGATGCACAAGGCCTATCGTCATTTGACTGTATGGCAGAAGATCGCTAAAGAGAACCGGCAACTAGCCAATGCCGCGATGGATTACGTTATCAACTTACAGATACGTGATGCCGACCCACACGAAGAAGAAGTCGCTATGCCTCGCAAGCCCGATGGCGAGTTACTCGGACTGTACGATGACAAGTATCGTGGCCTCGACACGCACCAAGTTTACATGCTACTCAAGGAAGAAGGTGGTGGCGGTGGTGGGACTGGGGAGGACGGTGAGGGTGAAGGTAATGGTAGTGAGCAAGGGAACGGTCTGGGTGGGGGTGGCTCGGGACAAAGTGACGAAGCGTCAGATGGTCTTGACGAACACGATTGGGATGGTGCCGAGGGTATCGATGGCGAGGCTAAAGAAGAACTCGAGCGCGAGATCGATAGTGCGCTACGTGAAGGCTCTATCCTAGCAGGGAAGATGAAAGGCAACGTCCCTCGTGAGATCAGTGATCTGCTACACCCCAAGGTAGATTGGAAGGAAGCCCTGCGTGACTTTATTAAAGTAGCAACGCGAGGTGGCGACCAGTCGACATGGCGTAGACCTAATCGTAGGTTCTTGGCTAACAACATCATCATGCCATCGACCGAATCGTATCGGGCTGAGACTTTCGTTCTTGGTGTCGATACGTCAGGCTCGATTGGTGGTGCTGAGTTGACCGCGTTTCTCTCCGAGGTCAAATCGATATGCGAGGAGGTGACTCCGCAGAAGCTCGAACTGCTGTATTGGGATTCTCACGTAGCAGGACGCGAAACGTATGTGGGGGCGGAGATGGAGACGCTTGTTGATTCTACGAAACCAAAAGGTGGTGGAGGAACCACGCCCGGGTGTGTCCCTAAATACATCATCGAGCATAGGCTAGAACCGCAATGCACGATCATGTTGACGGATGGCTATTTCTTTGGAGGAGGTTGTGGTGATTGGTCTGGTGTTAACTCACCAGTATTGTGGTGCGTCAAAGGTAACAAAGAGTTTGTGCCTACGCATGGTCAGGCCGTTTTAGTGGAGGGCTTATGAAAGCTAATAGGTATGGGGTTACTGTATCTGCGCAAGCAGGTGAGCAACTTAAAGAGTTGCAGAAAATCTTTGAGCGTAAGGTGGGCTTCGAGCCATCGCTTGCTCAAGTGGTGGAGTATCTCATTAGCCGAGAGTACCAAGACTCGGTTGGTGGGGACAAAGTGACAACAAGTAAGAATGTCTAATCAAGGAGAGATCAACATGACAACAGTAAATCAAATCGACTCAGTAGGTATCGCAACTTCTAGCATGCTAGTAGAACTTAATATTTCTTGCTGGACTGCGCGTAAGCTCGACAAGAAAGTATCCGAAGAAATCGATACTGCCAAGAACACCAATGTCAAAGCAGGTAACTACCACAAGCATTTGTTGGCAGGTAACCCACACTTAGATGCCGTGGTTAAGTATGCGGCTAACGTAAGACTGTGGAACACCAAGCAGACTATCCCTTGGTCAGATGCAGGCGGTCGTATCGTGACTATGGATAACTTATTCACTGGTGGGTACAAGAGCCAACTCGACAACCACAAGATTGAATTTGATCGGCTAGCTGCGAACTTTATTAACATCTACCCTACGCTGATATCAGCATCGGCATTTCAACTCGGGGATCTCTTCGATCGTAACGAGTACCCTGAGGCCGAGGAGATTGTTAAGAAGTTCAAGTTCAACTACACGCTATCGCCCTTGGCTACATCGGGTGACTTTCGTATCGACATAGGCGAACAGGCGCGAAATGAAATCATTCAGCACTACGAGGAACAATTCCAAGAGCGACTCAATAGCGCGATGCGTGATGTTTGGGATAGACTGCATGACTGCTTGAAGCACATGAGCGAACGCTTAACGAGCGAGGAGGATGGTACAAGAAAGAAGTTTCATGGTACGTTGCTAACCAATGCACGTGAGCTTGTTGATTTACTGAGCCGACTCAACGTCACGCAAGACCCCCAACTCGAACAGGCAAGACGAGATTTATCGGCAGCACTTCTGAATACAGATATTGATGCTTTGAAAGACAGCGACTATGTGCGTGAGAACGTCAAGCAGAAGGTCGATGCCATCATTAACAAATTCAACTGGTAATAAGGAAACACCATGACTATTAACATAGACTACAAGAAGCACGACAAGTGCGATCTGTTACCTAAGCTCGAGATGTTCTTGAACGATCTTGCTATCCGCAAACCAAACGTGAAGTTCGTTGTCAGCGGTACGCGATCAGAGAAAGGTGAGCGCAGAGTACGAAGCGTTGACGTTTACGATGGCTACGAGAAGGTTGGCGCTATCTGCATAGAGATGGACTACAACAGAACTGAGTCCGGTGATCTCTACGAAGTATCGTCCCCGAAGATCGTCAAGTCACGTGGCAATGCCGACACTAGATCAACGAAGCATTACAAGAAAGCGTTGAAGCTAGCGAATGATCTGTTTGATAAATCCCCTGCCGATGTACTAGCGAAGCAGATACATACGAGAGTAGAGGAATCAATGATTAGCATGGCGCGATCTGCCGAGAATCAGTTCGAGCATAGCTTCTACAACCCACTAGCTCAAATTGGTATGTACTTACACAGAGTGAAACAGGATGGCCCACAACCTTTCCCGACTGAGATTGAACCTAAGTTTGGTAAAGATTGGATGGAGAAGGGTGACGACTACCGCATTGCTAAATCGTTACTGGATAAGTTTGAGAAGCATAAAGATGGCGTTGCTATTCGCATAGAGATGGATGGCACTATCAACGTAGTAGATATCGCTACAGTCAGTATGCTGTACGAAGCGAAGTCCACTTATGACTTGCCGAGCAACTATCAAGAGAAGATTACTATCGCTAAGATTCTCGAGCATAGACAACCAGTAGAACATATTGGCGTGAGGTTTGATGATGCTTCTAGCGATCACCCTGAGAGAGCTTACTTCTATCTAGTAGGTGGAGAAACATTCACCGACTGCTAAGTTAATTACTTAACTACCGAGACACAATGACTAATAGTCATTGTGTCTTTTTTTACGCCCGACCATTGTGTTGGGCTTTTTTATGTGCTATACTGAGTCAACATTGGAGTAGAAACATGGCGATGACACCCGAAGGAAAAGTAAAAGCTAAAGTTAAAAAGACTTTAGACATGATGGGCGCGTATTACTTTATGCCTGCTACTGGGGGGTATGGGCGTAGTGGAATCCCCGATATCATTGGTTGCTTAAATGGTTTATTCTTTGCGATCGAATGTAAAGGTAAGAGTGGCACTACAACTGCATTGCAGAATAGAGAGCTTGCGAAAATACATTTGGCTGGTGGGCGACCTCTAGTAATTAACGAGTCCAACGTGGAAGGCCTAGAGACATTGTTGCTAAGCAAACAATGACCGTTCCCAAAAAGAAACCATAGAGTTTCGCGGTAGGCCAAAACTAAAAATTGTTTTAACAGGAGAAATTTAAAAATGGAACAACTGAAATATCTTTCGAAGGCAACCCCCCTACGCCTTTGTACTGACCCTAAATTTAAGTACAGAAACGCATCCCAAACCGATGTGCGGAGAACGTGGCGTAAAGCTAGGCTTCTTATGTTGCTGACTAAGGGAATGGCATATGAAAGCCGTTCTTGAATACACATATCCTCAAGACGAAACCAAACTCAAGCATGCGCTAAAGGGCGAGGACTACTACTTAGCATTGATTGAGATTGACAGAGCAATATGCGGAGGAGGTGACCCCGAACAGTTGCTAGATTTAATTCATGAAATAACTTTAGGGGTAAGGGCAGAATGACAGACGCGGAAAAGAAAGCACTCGCCGCCGCTAAAAACAAAGAGTACCGAGAAGCTAACAAGGAGTTGCTGAAGGAGAAGCGCAAGGCGTACATGGAAGCTAACAGGGAAAAGGTTAGGGCGCGACAGAGAGAATATGCGCGAGCTAACAAAGACAAAGTAAAAGCCTCTAAGACCGAAGCTGAACTTGAGGCCGAGAGGGAACGCAGAAAGGCGTACTACTTAGCTACCAAAGAAATACAAGCACCGAAACGGAAAGCATATCGTGCTACTCGCAAGGAACACATAGCCGCCAAAGCCAAAGAATGGTTTGAGAACAACAAAGAACGTGCGAACGAGTACAGAAAGAAATGGGAAGAAGCTAATAAAGAATACGTGCTTGAACGCGCTAAGAGATACCATGAAGCGCACAAAGAAGAAAAGAACGCGAAGCGAAGGGAACGCCACCATGCCAACAAAGAATACGAAAACGCAAGAAAGAAGGCTTGGTACGCGGCTAACAAAGATGTAGAGAAGGCATACAGAGAAGCAAACAAGGAAAGAATAGCTGAACAAAGGAGGGCATACCATCAAGCTAATAGAGAAGAAATTAAAAAACGACGAAGAGCATACCTCAAGGCTCACCCTGAGATAGCTAGAGCAAAAGCCAAAAAGCAAGTTGCAAAAGCATCGAATACATATATTCGAAGGCTTTACAAGCTACCTGATTCGCCCGAGTTAATCGAAGCGGCAAGGTTAAGACTTTTTATTAAACGCAAAATATGGGAGATTGAAGATGAAACACATCAGTGAACTGACAACAGAGTTATCTGAGTTATACGAGGGGCTCAAGACAGGCGCAGTGGATGTAAAGGTAGCCGCTGAACTTAACAACACAGCAGGAAAGATCATTCATGCACAGCGTGTACAGCTAGAGTATGCAGAGCTTCGTAAGGAGCAACCTGACATTGACTTTATGAAGACTAAGGCTAAACCAAAGGCAAAGGTGCAAGCATGAACAGCGAAATACCAACAGCGTTTCCTTGGGCTCACGGCAACGTATCTTGTACAGGTATGGGTTTGCGTGACTACTTTGCGGCTAAAGCTATGCAAGGTTTCATAACTGGGGATTACGATTTGCATCCACATGAAGCGGCACAAAAAGCGTATGGGATTGCAGATGAAATGATAAAGGCAAGGGGGCTAGCGTGACTTACAACGCAGAACAGATTACCTTTATGTTGGCTGAAGCCATAGACCAAAATCGTGAGTACAAATCATGGCACTGTAGTACTCAGCACTTGATGACACTTGCCGAGAAGGTGCGCAACGACACACTAGAAGAAGTAGCCCGTGAGTTTGAAAAGATGAAAGTTTTTGAAGCAGACACTATGGCAAGCATTGCTATAAATATAAGGAGTATGAAACGATAATGCCAAGACCTAAACCGCCCGAGCCCCTGATAGGGAGACAGGTACGTATGTCAGACAGACATTGGATTATTTTTAATCAACTAGGTGGGGCAGAGTGGCTACGACAAATGATTGTCAAGAAAACACCAATGCCCAAGAAGTTCTATGACGAGTTATTAAAGGAGAAGGAGGGTGCAAAATGAAATGCCCGAAGTGCAATGTAACCAAGTCAACAGTGAGAGAGACTCGGAAGGTGGAGGAAGACGTATACCGATACCGAATCTGCCTAGGGTGCGGAAACAACTACAAGTCAGTGGAAACACTATTCGAAGGAGTAATCCCAAGAGACAGGTCGAGTGGTCAGAGTGGTGGCCTTTCGAGAGAGCACAGGGGCAATGGTTGATAGCCCTTAATAAACGTCAACCAAAACAAATAGCATCAACAGAATACGAAGATGCAACTTTTTAAACTCAAGGAAAATCAAATGGCTAAAAAGTTAACACGCGCAGAGAAAATTCGTCGGTACATCACAGATAACCCGACAGCAAAGACAACAGAAATTGCTAAGCATTTCGAGACACGATATCAAAATGTGTACGCAGTTCGTCGTAAGATGGATACACCTAAGGTGGCGAGGGACGCGCAATGGAAGGCTATTTCATTGTTAAGCTCAGATAAACCAGTGGTGGGCATTGAGGTGGGGGGTTTGAGGCTTACTGAAGTGGCTGATGGCAGGATGCGGTGGACAAAGCCCGACTCTGTCAATAACCCTGCCCACTATAAGATAGGCGGCATTGAGACTATCGACTTTATTGAAGCTAAGAACCTTGGATACAACCTCGGTAACGTGGTCAAGTACATCACACGTGCCGACCACAAAGGCAACAAGTTGGAAGACTTGCGCAAAGCTCAGTGGTATCTGACACGTGCCATTGAGACTGCCAAGTAATCTAATTGGAAATCAAATGAACATAATCACCATCGACTTCGAAACGTACTACGATCAGCAATTCAGTCTGACTAAGATAACAACAGAGGAATACATTCGTGACGAGCGTTTTGAAGCGATCGGTGTTTGTGTCAAGGTAAACGACGAGCCGACCGAATGGTTTAGCGGGACACGCGAGCAAACGAAAGAGTGGCTTGATAGCTTTAACATGCCGGAGAGTTTCGTGGTAGCCCATAACATGATGTTTGATGGAGCTATATTAGCGTGGCACTTCGACATCCATCCAAAGGTGCTTGGTGATACGCTAGCAATGGCAAGAGCAGTTGATGGCACGGAGGTTGGCAACAGTCTTGCAAAGCTAGCTCTGCGATATGGGTTGGGGGCTAAAGGTACAGAGGTGCTTAATGCGTTAGGCAAGAACCGACGTAGCTTTACCCCTGACGAGCTAGACCGCTACGGAGACTACTGCAAGAACGACGTTGAGATAACCTATCAACTGTTTAACATCCTTCTTGCGAACTTCAAAAAGAAAGAACTGAAGCTTATCGATCTGACTCTGCGTATGTTCACGGCACCAGTGCTTGAGCTAAACCTCCCGCTACTTGAGCAACACCTGATTGATGTGGTATCCAAGAAGGAACAGCTCATTGCCGACGCCAGCGCTGATCGCGAAGTACTTATGTCGAACGAGAAGTTTGCCACTAGACTGCGTGAATTTGGTGTTGAGCCTCCTATGAAGATAAGTCTGACTACAGGCAAACTTGCACTTGCTATGGCTAAGAGTGATGCAGGGTTTAAAGAATTAGCTGACCACCCTGACGAGCGAGTGCAAGCACTGGTGGCGGCACGACTAGGTACTAAGAGTACGCTAGAAGAAACACGGACTCAGAGATTTATTGATATCTCTAAGCGCGGCAAATTACCCGTCCCACTACGCTACTATGCGGCGCACACAGGTAGATGGGGCGGAGATGACAAGC